GGTGAATTACTCGGTTATTAATCGATTATGTGGCTTATCCTAGTCCTAGCATATTTTTTAATCGTGAACAGGTTCTAACAGTCGGGTCGCTAGGCGGCTTAGTGATTGCAGCAAACGCACCAATAAGCGGCTCGTCATCTGCACGCAATACGCCCATGTACTCAAGCACGGCATAAAACGCCCCATTAACACGGGCAATACTAGATATCGGCTGAAACAACTCGTTAAGCGCACCGGTTAATGGCGTACCCAATGGCATACCGCCACCATCATCGGTTTGGGTCAAACGCTCAGACGGATAGATTTTTAAATCTTGCTGATTTACTTTTGTTTTAAGTGCAGTGGTCATTGCTGATGCTCTTTAAGGTGCTTTTAAATAGGATTTAAACGGTGCGAAAGTGGATATTGGCTTTCATCTTGTCGGTGGGCAGTTCGTCTTCAGGGCGCACCGGCTTGACCTCGCTGATGTTGTCAATAAACGGTCGGGTAAACATGACGTTAAACGTGCGTCCATCTGGGTGAGTTAGCGTAAAAGTCAGTTCTGGTACTGCCGCCCAAGTTTGCAGTTGCTGCACGGTTTGACGGTCAATCCACACGTGTGTGCTGTCAAGGGTAATAGGGCGATTAGCGAGTAGCGTGCCTTGCTGGATATCGACGGCGCCCGATAGCATAATAACAGGGCTTGATTGGGCGATGGGCGTCCAGCCGTATTCATCAGCCCACATATACTGGCGGTGCAAATTCAGGGTTTGCCCGTTGTCGTTGCGTTTGAGTGTCCAGTTGATTGCCATTGATTACTCTTTATCTTGCTTTTCAATTAATTCAAGGATTTTTCGTTTGCCCCGAGCGTTATAAATCGGCAAATCTGTATCAAGCTTTGGCAACAGCTCATCTCGCACATACTTGGCATCAGCGTGATAGCCTTCTTCCTCAAGCTCGTTTGCCCAATTTTTAAGATGAATTTTCAATTTTAGCCAGCGCATAATTTTTCCTTAGACAAAAAAATACCGCTATTGTGATAGCGGTATTTTGGCAGTCTTAGTCAAATGGCGTTAGTTGATGGTGTTCAGTGGTTTCACTAACGAAATTTATTTTCTCTAACATCAAACGTGACGATTAAGCCATGGTATTTAGCTCTTTAAACCGCATGGTCGGTTTATCTTCATCTTTAATCAGCGTGCCTTTGAAGCCGTTTTCCCACCACTTATCACTAAACCAATCAATACTGCCGTCGCTCGACAAATTGGTATGCGGAATCCATAAGCTACCGTCTTTGCCCGTGATACGGTCTTTACCATCAAGTTTTAACTCAAGCGGTAGCGATTGCAGCGTGTTGGCGTCGATTTGGAAGCCCGCCGAGCCTTTAGTCTTGCCATCAACGGTAAAGGTTGAATCCAATGCCAACGTGGACAACGCAGTAAAACGCACCATGCCAAGGCGTGGATTTAATTCGTAATGCGTTGGATCTACCGTCGCACCCGTGCTGTCTTTTAAGGTAAAGTTGGCAGTATCAATGTCATCGTTGGCAAGGTCAATCCAGCCCAGTTTGACCTTGTGAGACTCATCGGCAAATGTCACAGGCGCGGTGGTCAAATCAACCGCTTCACCCATCAGTGCGCGTGCCAAGCCAAATTTATCAAAAGTGTTAAATTTTAAGCTAATCGTGGTCGGTTCTGGGGTGATTTCGCTGTCAATCGGTTGACCATAGTCTTCACGCCCTGTACTAGGTAGCGTATCTTCTTTGACTTTCGCGTCAGTCTTTAACTCAGTCACGTTGCCGAGTGGCTGAAACGCATCATTACTGCCATATTTACGACCCAGTAAGTCACCCGAGTATTTTTTACCATGTAATGCCATAGGATTTATTCCTTGTGGTTGTTAAAATTAAATTGTTAGTCAACATCAGTTGCATACGTCGCCACAGTCGTGACATAGCGTAAGCTAAAATAACCAAATCCGTTTTTGTACTGTACAGGCAGTGGGTTACGTTGCTCAAAGGGTGATAGCGTTAAGGTACGACCATCTTTGGTAGGCTCAAAGCCATTCATACATTTGCCAATGCGTGCCAACACCTTTCCCACAGACATGCCAGACAAGCCCCGAAAGTTATATTTTTTGACGGTATAGACAAGGCTAAAGCCGATTTCGTGTTCCTGATTCTTGCCGTTGTCGTTGCTGTCGCCCGTTGGGTTGACACTGTCAAAGATGACATAAATCGCGCCATCGAGCGGCAAGCGACGTGAGCCATTTTCCCCATCGGGGAATAAATCGCTGATATCATCGGCTTCTTTGATGACTTTGACCGTGCCGTCTGCCACCAAAGTTTCCAGTCGCTCAATCATCGCAGGGTAGCAAGCAAACAAATCATCATGCCAAAGGGGTAAGCTCATTTTCTCTCCTTTGGAATTGCCATTTAAGGCAATTCCCTTGCGATCCTAAAATTGCGATGCAATTTTTTAACGGATCTCACCTGCCAAAAAGTCGTTAATTAAATCGCCAATATCACTTTTATCTTGTGCTGACAGCCCAAGCCACGGACGTGCGACCATTTTTGTTTCACCGTTGGCTTTTTTCGTGCCTGTCTGGTGGTACTTGCCATAGGGCCTATCAGTACCAATCACCACGCTATCACTAGACGGATGAAAGGTAATGGAGCGGATTAAATCGCCACTATCCACCAAGATATTGCTACGCCCATTTTTCGCCTTGACGGTGGCTGGCATCAGTACCGCCCACGCCACGCCATTGGGCGATTGCTTATCGGCAAATCGCTGACGGGTTGAGCCTTCCAGTACCGAGCCAATCGCCTGCATCAAGGGCGTTAAATTACCGTTTAACCGCTGTTGCAGGGCTGTTAAATGCTCGTTTAATGCAGGGATATCATGAGTAATGTCTATTTGCATTAGATTTTCCACATATTGGGTGTGGGGTTTGCCATTACTGCAATACCGCTATTGATGCCATCGGTGTTGCCGTTTCTGTCATCAATGCCTGTGAGCATGGCAGGGTTTTTTTGCACCCGCTCAAACCACTTAATTGCTTCATCATAGCGTTTTTGTACTTCGCTGGTGACTTGGTCGTCGTGTAGGTACCAGCGGGCAATATCACAGGTTTTTGACTGCAATGCTTCAGGGACAGTCGCGCTCGCTATGTAGAGTAGCTCACCGCCCAGACTACGCTTGACCAACCCCACGGCATTAAGATAAGACTCGACCACGCCTTCAGCATCACGAATAGCCATATTGACCACAGCGACATCGATGTCGGCGTAGTTCTCACGGTCGGTCAACTCGGCAAGCTCGTTGTCTTTGTTAAAGCGAGTGATTAAGTCGTTTAGCGTAATCATTTTTTACCTTAAAACGTTTCTGGCTTGACAACACTACGCATCAAAGACATAAAGCCTTTTTGCAAGTCTGTTTTGGCGATATTCAGCCAGCGTTTATCGGTGTAACCCGATTTGTCTAGCCATTCAATTAAGTCACCTGTTTTTTCAGCCATATGACCAACAAGTGTGTCATGGTCAATTTCAGCACTTGCCAAATCGGACAAATCCAACACTGGTGTACATTCGGTATTTTCTTCAGCTTGGTTTTGATGTCGTAAGGTCTTATGTAACCAAAATCCATACGGCATATACATTTTGTCAAATGCCATTTTATAAGCGATTTGCTTGCCAATTTCTTCGTTAAATTGTTCTGGGTCAACACAGGCAGACTCACCCGTAAATGTAAAACCATCATGCGTATAAATAGTGCAATGAGTGAGCGTACCGCCAAGCCGATTGTATTCAACCTTGTCAATTTCAGATTCTAAAAAATCCTTAGTGACTTTCTTAGTGTCAATCAAACTAGCCATCGCCATTGATACTGCAAGGCTTAAAAAACGTAACTTCTGCATGGGTTTATCCTTTAACATCCTTTAACATAATAGGGTCGCCCGTATCGTGGGCTAGCCGAGTTAATCACCGTCGGAGGTCTGCTTGTTAGCATTACGGCTTAACTTGCGGATGTTTTTGCTCACAATGCACCGTCCGCTGGCACTGTCCACAGTATCGGCTATACCGCCCTTGTGGCTAGGGACTTAAATCACTTAAATCTTCAACGTCGCCAATGCGAGCGGACGTAATGCCACAGGTAGCGGATTTGTCTGAGCGTGTAAGCTCCAGCCTTTATCATGCAGTAGCTTTTCACGGCTGGCATAGTACGGCAGCGCTTTGGTATTCACGGTGGCATTCATGTCGGCAGGGGCAAAGTATTCTTTGAGCGTTTTTTTCGTACCCACTGGGGCAAGCAACGCTTCACCTGCTTTGATATCTACCTCTGAGCCAAATTGATAGTCATATTCGACAATATCAACATTGCGATAGCGGAACGCTACTTCCGTATTGCTATTGTCCTGCGTATAGACTTTGGCTGAGTCTGCAAAACGGGCGTACAAATCATAGATAGATTTATGATAAATGAACGCTTCTAACCATTCGGGCGACGCATAAACCACCCAACCTTTAAAGGTATCACCTGCCAAGGCTTTGCGACGCTCACGCAAGAATTTATCCAGCACTGACCCTGCTTTGGTCGTATCGTTTGATAAACCTAGGGCAAGATTCGGACGGGTGATGTTAAATTCTTTGTTAAAATCAACAATTACCGTGCCATCTGCATCTAACACTTTGCCTTGCAATGCCCCCAATTGCAGATGCTCACGGGTGTATTCAAGGTCGCTTTTCATGCCAGCCAATTTGTCATTGACCTTGTCATTGACCGCAGCGGCAGTATTTTCCGAGCCAAAGGCACGCACGTTTTGTACGTCATCAGCACGTACCACGTCATCTTTGGGTAAATGCACGCACTGAAAGGTCTTTTTGCCCTCACGGCTTTCAGCCACAGGCTTACCCGGCGTACCGCGCGGGGCAGATTGTACTAGGGTGAGTTGATTACCTTTTGATTCGACATCGACATAGGTCGTGGTCAGATATTCAGGGACAAACAAGCCCGATTCACGGATGGTTGTCGGGGTGACAGGCAGATTATTAATCGCATCGGTTAAAGGACGCACGCCAAAATTGGCTTCATTGGATAATGGCATAGGATTTTCCTTGCATTCAAAGAGTTTTAGTTAGTTAACAGGAATGTTGTAAACACCATTCAACATAATAAAATTAAAGACCTGTCGTATAGCCTTATTCGCCAGTTGTAGCAGCCGCAGGCACAATGTTTTTGCTCAAGCTGATATACTTGATACCGTGGGCTTCGCCCTCATTGGCAAGCTGTTGCACAGTCACGCTGTTGGCGTTTAGACTGGCTTCACTGATATTGTCAGCAAACATCACACAGTTAAACGGTTGTACCAGCGTTTTACCGTTAATCTCATCGGTCAAAGCGACTAAGTACTGGTTGCGGGGTTCATACTTAACCAGTTCGCCCGCTTTTAAGCCGACAGGGGCAGGGATATCCATACGATTGCCTGTGGATGCTTCATCCTTGAGCAAATCGCCAATCGTTACAAATGCTTGTGGCATGGTGTTTGTCCTTCTGATGTTAAAATTGCGTTTAAATGCTGTTCAAAAATTCGGTTAAATAAAGGTTTGTTTGCTGCCTGCACGTGCTTTGGCATTTTCAACCAAGCTGTTACTCAATTGCTGACCGCCTTGGTTGATGCCGTTACCATTTGGCTTATGCTGCTCACCAAATAGATAACCGGGTGCGTCTTGACGATTAGGTTGTGATAGCTTTAAGTCACCAATCATTGCACGGGCTTTGTCTGCATCTTGCGACAATAGCACTTGATAAGTCGTATCTGATACGCCTTGCCATTTGCCGTCTTCAGACTTGCTAAAACCCGCTTGGCTTAATTGGGCATCGACATTGGCTTGCGCTTCAGACGCTTTGAGCTTGGCGTTTTCGTCTTCAAGTTCTTTGATACGCTTATCTTTCTCTACCTGAGCAGCTTTGTGTTTTTCGATTTCAGCTAGGGCTTCTTCTAGGGTCATGGTATTGTCCTTTTGCGGAGTTGATAATTGGGTTTTTCCGTCATCGCCCAAGATAACCGCGGACGTTTCAAAGTCCACACCAGTCGGGGTAAATGACACTTCAGGGATTCGGCAATTGCGTAAGATGGTAATTGGCGCGGTCACGGTCTGACCATTGATGATAGCGGTACTATTGCCTGTTAAGTTCTCTTCGGTTTCGGCAATGACATGGGCGGACATCTGCCAAGGAAAATCGGCATCGGCATCATCAGCAACTTCATTGCCAAAGTCATTGTCCAAAAGCGTACCGTTAATCATTAGTTGGTTGTTTTCGACTGACAGTACGCCAAAGCCTGCCCGTTTACTGCGCTCATGTTCTACCAGTGCAGGGACTTTGTCGCTAAAGCTCAAGTCTTCCAAGTCAACGATGACCCGCACGCCATAGTAGTTAAATGGCTTACCAGAGTTAGCAACCCCGCTAAACTGACGCGGCGTGCTGCCGTCTTTGGATGGCGCAACGTTTACATCGCTAAACAGATAGACGTGGGGCTTGGTTTTGGTGCTTTTAGTGGCTTTTGGCATAGGCTTTCCAAAGTGATTAATTTTTGGATTAAATTTTGATGAGCCTATTATGGAATGGTGGATTTTTTGCGGTTAGATGATGCAGTTCAGTGGTTTCATGATAAGATTTAAATTCGTCTGTAAAATACAGATGTGGATTGAAACAGTGGTTTTTTGATAGATGAGATTTTAAGGCGTTTTTAGCGCATTTAGATTTTAGATAAGCAAATATGCGTCTTAATTCTTTTAAACGTTTCTGGCGCAATTTAAACGGGTTTTAAACGCTATTTAAGATAGTTTTGTATAGGCAATAAAAAACCCACGTAATTGTGGGTTTTTCAGCTATTTATTTCGTTGTTCAAACAAAGTCGCTCGTTGCTTAAAAAATCCTTCGCCAAATTTAACTGCTTGCTTCAAGTCTTGCCGCAATGAGCTTATCTCGGACGGCGTCAATACCGTCCCTGTGGATTTGTTTGTTGATGTACCTTGCTTCTGATTCTGTAAGTTTAGAGAAGTCATAGCCAAATTGCTCCTTCCACCATTGTTCTAGTTCTTTTCCAGCTTGTTTACGCAATTGTCCAAGCGTTGACTTTGTAATAGCCATTTTAGCAGAGTTTGCCTTACCCGACAACGTACTTGCTGCTACGACTTTTCCGCCATTTAGCTCAACATAGCCTTTCAAGTCTGCCAAAGTTCCGCCTTGAGTGACAACATCATCAACAATCAAATAATTTCTGCCAGAAACAACATCACCTTCAAAACTAACGCGTTTCACAAGACGTCCAATACCATCAGATTGAGTTCTAAAAGCTCTAGTTGCTTGAACGATATCATCATCAAGACTTAAACCCAGTATCTGCTGTATAGCTTGCGCATAGGCAACAGGAATTTTATTTCGCCCAGCCATTTCTTCAGCATGTACGGGCAATACATGGACATCGTCAAATTTTTTGATAAATTTATCAAGCTCATTCAAAAAATCATCATCAAGATAATCATTAACTAACTCAAGAGCAGGTTCCATATCACCTGCTTTGGCAGCAGCATATTTTTCATGACTGGTTATCGTGTTTGCTGAATGGGCAATGAAAATATCAGGGAAATCCTTCCAGTCAGTACGCATGCTTATTAAATTCCCATTAACTTCTTTAGCACCTATCATAATTGATTTAGCTTTTTCGGCAAGCCTTTCACTAAAATCTGTCCCATGCTTATCTTCAGCCAACTTAAACAACGCTGTCAAACGGTCAAAATTATGATTAAAACTTGGATCAACCCCCACAGGCACTTTTGACACTTCACCCGTTTTAGGGTTTTTGTAGTCTTCCATCTCCAGCGGCTTCTCTTCAGAGATACCCACCTTTTGCGCCTGGCGTTTAGTAAGCTGCTTCACCCAGCATTTGCAGCCCCAACCATTACTTGGCGTGATGTATTGCCAAATAGGGTCATCCGCTGGGCGGCATAGCCCATAATACTTCTTATGACTAAGCCGTGGATTTTCTGACACGCTTGGCATATATTGCAGATACGGCAAAAATTCTTTAGTCTGTTGGATTCGCTCCCATTGCCCAGCGCTATAGGCGGTTTGCAAATTGGTACTGTAGATTGTTCGCAATCGTCTGTTTGACCCTGCCACTAGCTGCTGCGTGCCATCATCCAATGTTTCCGCCAGCCAACCTTTTGCCATCAAATACGGCTTTAATGTTTGTTTAAACGTGCGAAAATCTGTGCCATTCTCCATCGCTGAGGCAACCGCATCACGCACATCTTTGAGCAAGTCTTCATCCATCAGCCCCGCCACGGTAAATGCCAAGGCGTGTTCATACGCTTTGACATCAAGATAACTTTCAGCGGTCAATAGCGTTTTACCATTAAAGTGGACAATCGCTTCTTTGTTTGGCAAGGGCTGATAATTATCGGGCGTATAGCCGTGTTCGTCTTTGGTTTTATCTGGCATAACACACCTTATAACTGATTTTCGCCATTGGCATTGGTGTACCCATCAAGCCCTTTGACAAATGCGTCTGTCGTTTTATCCGCCAAATCTTCCGCCATGCCAGCATCGGGCAAGGTCAAATTATTCAAGCTTTGGCTAAACTGCTGATAATCTTCACTGTCATTTAAGATAGACAAGATAGCGCTCAATTTTGACTTGCCGATTTTGGTTTCCATGTCTGTTGGCATTGGGTCTTCCACAGGCTTTTTAGCAAGTACGAATTGCTGATTACCCAAATCAACATGGCCGTCTGGCTGACTCGTTGGGGCAGTCGGGTGTGGCAACGTGGTAGGCTGTGTCGCCTGGGGCGATTGTGATAGCTGCTGACCCTGCTGAGGTTGCTCAATCATTTCAAAATGCTTCTCATCCCATCCAACGACATCGGTATAAAACGCCTTAGTCATGCGGACGCTGCCGATTTCGCTATAGATTTTGACCACTTCCGCCAAGGTTTTATTCGGTGGATTTTTGGATAAGTACTCAAACCAAATCCCTTGAGGGGCATTGATAGGCACACCCCAGAGGCTATTTACCGCAATAATCGCATTAATCGCGTGCTGGATGCCTTCCGTCATCAGGTCAAGATAGACACTGACACGATCTTCACGCACTTTATCGTCAGTTTCTTGAGCCGAGCGACTGCCACCAGTCAGTTCACTGGTTTTTACCCGCCCCAGTAGTAGCTTTTGGATGCGACGGTTCGCCATGCGCTCAAAAATTTCAAACGCTGAGCCGTCACCGCTTAACTGGTGCATCTCAATATCGTCATCTTTACCGATGCCTGTTGCACCGCCATTCAAAAACCCAAAAAGCGAATTGGTAAATACTTTGACGTCGGTATAGCCGCCTTGCTTACCCACAATATACGGCACAGCATAACGTGCAATAAACTGACCTGCATATGCCCAGTCACGGTTACGCAGAGCAACCGCTGGATAGATACGGATAATCATCAGCTCACCGGCTGGATTGGCGGGCGTGGCTTTGGATTTTAATACCAGGTACTTGAGCGTTTGGTCGATAGCGATTTCACCCATCTCACCTTTGTATAACATCTCACCGTCACGCTGTGGCACGTACTTGTCCAGTTCGCCATCTTTTGATAGGATTTTATCTAGGGTCAAAAATCCATTTGGCTCTTTTTTAAACACGTATTCAGCAACCATATAGCCGCCAAACTTGGCAAGGATGGCAAGCTCAGCAAACTCTTTGCTAAATTTTCGCACCAACGTGTACAGTATATTGATGGTCGCTTCAGGCACGGTGTCATCAAACGCATACAGACGCCACGGCTCTGCCAAAATAGCGGTACGCAGGTCTTCACGGCAGCCTTCGACTTCATCATCACGAGCGACCGTATCAAGCAGCTGCTGACGGCTTTTGCCTGTTTCAGCAAGCAATTGGTCGGTACTCGACGCTTGGGTAAACGTGTCCATTGCCGAATCAAACGCCACGACAATCGTGTTTTGGTCAATCTGTTGTTTCTTTTTTGCCATTTTTTACCTTACCAACTATTAAATGTGCCAAAGCCGCCAAAATTCATTTGATACATATTTGGCTCTGGTATCACAATTTCTTGAATTTGATGAATTTGCCCGTATTGTTGAGCGATTTTTTGGAGCATTTCGACACAGTCACAGCCATCATCGTGATCGCCTTTGGGAAAATGCTTAAATTGGTCTATCACAGTCGTCTGTTCGGTGTGGAATAAAATCAAGCCGTTGGCACAATGCGGTTGTAATGCTTCAATCCGCAATTCTTTATCGGCATGGGGATGCACAGGTACAGCAGGGACAGGCACGCCCATTTTGGCACTACGTTTGACCAGTTCGGTGCGTAAAAATTCTTGAAACTGCACCGATTCAATCGCCCAAGCAATGCACATATACTGGCGTTGCAATTCGATAATGTCGCTGATGATACGGTCAGGTAAGCGTTTTTTAATCAGCATTTTAACGATGTACAAAATCCCGTTTTCACGGTCAAAGCCACCGATACCGATTGCCGATGGGTCACGCTGTTTACCAAACTTACCGAGCGACGGGTCACACGCCCCAAAGTACAACAGGTTATTTGGCAAGGTATGCCAGTAATGTAGCGAGTTATGGAACGGTGCATCTTCACTCGCTGTCGGATCGTTCTGGTACTCACTATCAAACGCATCATGACCATCACGGGCACGGATTTTCATCAAGACGATAATTGGACGGGCTTTCCACGAGACTATCGCCCCTTTGTCCATTTTCTTCTTGTTTTTTTGATAAAAGGCTTCTGCCTCATCGAGGCGTTTGGCTTTAAATAGCGCTTCCCATTCATCCCAAAGCGCCATATTGTCTGGGAATTTTAAAATAGCTTTAAAGCGAGCCGACCGCCACGCAGGGTTATCGAGTGTCCGATTCAACACGCTGTCATGGTGCAAAATCGTACCGATATAAATAATGTCGAGCTTTTCCCCCGCGGCACCCAATGGCATGATGGTCTTTTTTAGCCAAGTATGCAGTTTGTCCCGCTGTTCGGGGCTTCGCACATTTTCATCGTTTTCGATATCATCCAGTACCACAAGGTCAGGACGATATGCCCCATGACGCAAGCCACGGAGTTTTTTACCAGCGCCAGCGACTTGTACTTTGATGTTATTGGCGGTGATGATTGACCCTGCTTGCCACACTCGACCTTGCCCAAAGACTTCGGGAAAGTCGATTTTAATACGCGGGTTGCTGTCCAGTTCGGCTTTGATTGCCTCTAGCATAGGGTAGGCTTGGTCGATACTATCCATTACAATCAGCGTATAATGGGTTTTTGCGGTGATAATCCGCCAAATCGTGTATAACTGGCTGACAATGGTTGATTTGGCTTCACCACGGGGGGCAGCGATGGCCTCCAGACAACTTTCGGGGTTGCTTGCCACTTCAGGCAGTACTTTATGCAGGTACTTATGCAGTTCCGACAGTTCCGGATTGCGGATATAGTGCGGGACGTAATGCGCAAGAAAGTATTTAAAGCCACCCACTGGGTCAAAGACGTTTGCTCGACGTTCAGCAATCGACTGGGGATTGTCATCCCAACCCGTGAAACTCGCTTCAATCGTTTGGCGTAGCGATTCGGCAAGTTTGGTAAGACTGGTTAAAAATTCTTTAGATTTCATTTCAACTCTTTTTCCATTTGCTCACCAAACGGTACAAGCATTTCAGCAAATTTTGGGGCGATTTCTGGGGCGTTTTGCATCACATAATCTTTAAACTTATCCAGCACTTCAAACACCACTGCCAACTTAGACACCGTAGGCATGGTTTTTTGATTCGCTGATACCGCTTTGACGTAGCTGTCCGACACGCTTGCCAGTAGCTTGACCTTTTTCTCTGGGTCAAGTTGTGGATTTTCCTTCAGTTCTTCCATCGCCGACTTAAAAGTGACGATAAAATTGGTCAAAATCTCAATACCAAGGTCTTCAATATCACCACTTGCCATCGTGTGAGCCGCTCGCAATTTATCCCAATCATCGCCTTGAGCCTTGGCTTCTTTTTTCCAACGCTGACAGGTTGCATAAGACACATTGGCAAAGTCACTGGCTTTATCCAAAGAAAAGCGGTCAAACACATACAGCTTGCGTACTTCATTAATTTTGTCTTTACCGTATGCCATGATGAAACCTTATGCTAAAATATAATCCCCATCGCTTAGATGGCTTAAGTTTTATCTGCTTTTTTATCCAGCTTATTACCGACTTCTTTGACCTCAGTTTTGATTTCTCTTAATGCTTCCATAATGGTTTGCATATCACGGTGAGCATCCGCCTTGCTTTGATAGTTTTGGCTCACTTCAAGCTTAAAACTGTTCAAATCAGTGCGTAGATCATCAACCTTTTTGGTGTTGTCTTTACTGCCATCACTGACTGTGCTAACCCAGCGCCAAAAAATCGTACTTATCAGACCGACCACGGTACTAATAATTAGTACCATCATTGCATCGCTCATTTTTTGCCTTCCTTTGCTGTCTGGCAGTTTATGCAGCGCACTGCCCACGGTAGGGCTTGCTTGCGTTTTTCGCCAATCGGTTCGCCACATACTACGCAGTCGCTGATATCATTGGGTGTTTGCCCTTTGGTCGTTTGACGGATGCGCTCGGCTGTCCAGGCGTCCGTCTCAAGGTTGGCACGGTCAATAATGTCACCCATTCTTTTCCACCTCAAAAGTCTTGGGTGGTGCTTGTTTGACAAAGCGTAAAATCAAACCACAGATAGCCACGATTGCGATTAAGTGCTTTTGGACAGCAGGCAGCAACAAGGCAATGACTTCAGGGGGCACGGGTACAGTTGCCAAAAAGACGATAATCATAAACGCCCAGTTACTAAACCATTTCCAGCCTGTTTGCCATTTTGGTACAAGTTCAAATTTCATGTTTCCCCCCTTAGATTTCAAAGTGTGGGCTGTCATATTCGCCTTTTTCACGATATTTGCCATCGCCATCCCAGTTTGCACCCCAACGCAGATTAGTGCTAGCAGGAATAGACCCTTCAGCTTTTAGCTGTTTTTGGGCTTCAAACATAGCTTTGGCGATGGTGTCAAATTTAGCTAAGTCATTCCAATCCACAGGGTACGGCACCACATCGACAGCATGACCATAGCCATCCTTTTGTTTACGATGCTTTGATGACAAGGGGTTATTGAGCCAAGTCACCTTGGCTAATGATGGTTTAGCGTATCGAGCAGGGACGCCTTTTGCTATGCACTGGGCAACGGTTCGACCTTTGCCATAGTTGATGTAGGATTGTTCGTCACTTCGCACGCCTTCAAGCACCATAAAATCCTGTGGACTGATGGTGATGGCACGATTAAGTATTTTTTGCAGTGTAGGATGTAAGCCATCCATACGTTGTTTGCTAAGGTCTGAAAAAGTTGCCATAAAAAAATGCTCATAAGGGAATTTATGAGCATTTTGGCAGTTTGGCTATTCGTGGGTTAGATGATTGAGTTCAGTGGTTTAATCTCTATCCATTAGAGCCATAGCCCAAAACACTACCACAAACCACAAGGCAGGTATGCCGTGTCCCGATAATTGTAAAAACACAGTCACACCCAAAAACACAATAAAGCAGATACCACTCACATAAGCCATAATTTCCTCCTTAAAAAACCACCGTTTTACGGGTGGCTTTTTTCTTTAAACATTGATTTAAACGGGTTTAAACGCTATTTAACGGCATCTTTTAACGCTTTACCTGCCTTGAAAATTGGGGCTTTTTTGGCAGGTATTTGGATGGCTTCGCCTGTAGCAGGGTTACGCCCTTTCTTTGCCTTACGTTCGGTGACTTTGAATGTGCCAAAGCCAACGATTGATAGACCATCACCATGTCTAAGCTCTTCGGTTATTACCTTACCAATCAAGTCCACCACTTCAGTGGCTTTGGCTTTAGCTAGACCTGTATCATCAGCGATACGGGCGATAAGTTCAGACTTATTCATGACATTTTCCTTTTTGGGTTTAGTAAGTGACTTGGAAGCCGCCAAGCCGTCGGGTTTTAATTATTTAACGTCAACTTCAAACGGCTTGATTTCAAAAAATTCTTGACCACTTTTGATAGTCACACCTGCCACATCCTTTACTGCTAGTGGGTCAGCCAAGATAGCTTCTTTGTTCACCTCTTCTTTGACGCGGATAAACTGGGTCAAACCCTTTTCTTTCAGGCTTGCAATCACATCTTCGATTTTGCGTAGGCTCACACTCGGTGGGCTAAACCGCCAAGAGACTTCACCCGTGATTAGGTTTGCCGTTTTCAGTCCTTTTTCTAGGATTTTGCTACGATTGGCAGCGCACCAGATTTCCACCGCCCCTGTCATCTGCTCAATTTCTTGCTTTAGCCCATTGATAGATTCCGTGTAGCCGTTGGTAATGGCTGCCACTTCGTCATTCATCTTGGCTTGCAGACGGATGACTTCGCGGTTTTTGTCGGCGATATGACGGATAAAGTCTTGTACTTGCTCAAGGCTCTGACAAGCGGTGATAGTGGCGACTGCTTTGATTTTTGCTTTTTTAGCCATTTGGCTGCTCCTTGTTAGTGGTTGGATTTGATACGTTCATAAGTTTCATCTAGGGACTCCCCAGGTTCTCGTGCTTGGTTTACGATATCCCAAGTTTCTTGCTGGGTACGCCCAGCAAATACAGGCTTTTTCACCCCATTAAAGGCGACAAATTCACCCAATGTTGCGGCTTGGTTAGGATTGACATCTTTGCGGATATCAAAACTTTGCATGACTGCAAATAAATAGTGATGATTTTTGAGTGGCAATGTCAGCTTACCTTCACCAAACTGCTTCATCACTTGCTCAATGCCCCAAACAAACGCTTGGGGCGGGGCATCAAAGACTTGCTTGTTAAACGTCACTTTTCGAGTTTTGATGCTTGGTATCATCTCATTGATAATTTTGGTGAGTTTATCCCACGTCAGATCATGACCCATTGGATTGCGAAACAGTCCAAGGTACTTAAGCAATGGCTGTTTCAGTTCGCACGGTACATCAAAGGCAGCGATAAAGGCTTCACCGCCAGACATCAGGCGGATAAGACCGTCAATGTCGCTTTGATAACCACAGTTAGGGCATTTGGTTTTCATACCCACCTCACACCGTCATCAGTACGCCAAACCACATAAACACCACACTAAACACCCAAACTAGCAGCAAAAATGCAATCCATTTGCCTTGACGGTCTTGACGTGCCATTAATTGACGGATTAAGTCATCTTGACACTCAAGACTGCGGTACAGGTTTTCATTTTTGATTTGGTCTTTTTTTAGCCATGCCCAAATCGATGGTTCGGTTTGTTTTGCTTCGCCTTGTGCATATATATCTAGTCGCATTGTTTTCTCCCGTTGCTTTCAAAATTAGTCATCAAACATACTTAGCTGCCTGTCATCAGACTGGTTAAAATTCCTTACTATTAAGCCGATACGATGACGTTTCAGCACTTTGTAGCCGTTACGCTCCGTCATCCCAAATTCGTAGGCAAACTTTTGCACCGCTTTGGTCTGGGTCATACCACCATCGACAGCACTATCAATACATTCACAAAACTTACGATTACGCAGCTCACGCAGCAGTTGCTCACAGCGGGGGACATACAGCCTCTCACCCCCAAATACCGCCATAAACTTCTTGGCTGACTCAACACCAATGGCATCAATCAATCGTTGTTCTCGCTCCGAGCGATTTTTGGTCAGTCCTCTTGGTACCGCAAAATCCACACCACCCATGCCCTTGACCAGTAGCAAGGCTTTTGAATAGCCAATAAACTGAGCAATATCTACCACTTGCGGCGGTAGTAGTGCCGCCAGCTCGTCATCAGTCAACTTGTCGCTAATGACTTGGGTGATGGTATGGTTTTTATTCATTGCCTTCCTGTTTTGCTTTTTTGCGTTGGCGGTTTTGCCTTTTTCTGTTTTGATAAACCGCCAATCCTTGCATCACCTTGTGTAGTTCTTCATCCGTGCAAAAGTCCAATTTCTCTTTTTTGTGCATCCCGCGAGCGATACCGTGGGCATAGTTCCAATGTAGCCCCATGTCAGAAAGTATCGCTTCAATCTTATCCATAACCGCTTGGCGACTTGGCTTGTCAGTGCTGGTCATGCTCGGTAAACGTATCGATATCAAACCCCAGCCACAAAAAAGGCAGCCCATTTCGGACTGCCTTCTTCTTAAACATTTAAACACCATTTAAACGCCACTCAAATATCATTCATTTATGCACAAATAAACGCCATTTTTATATCACTTTTCACCATTTTTTTGCATTTTCATTTGTGCATAAAATTTTGCCGTTTTTGTCTCTATCCCTTATACTGTCCATGTTTCAGATTATCTTTCTCAACAATAACCCTATGCACAATTAATCACTCCCCCACAAAAAAGCCCAAATTTGACGCTTGAAGGAAAAATATCTAGCATGGCGCCATAATCTTCAATTATTAACTGAAGTTACGCAGCCCTTTAAAAAAGCGCTATCATAACAAAAAAAGCAGTCAGCGAGAGTAAACAAATGAACAAAGACATGATAGAACTCTACAGCGACTACCTCATCGCAAGTTTTGGGCAAACCACCGCCACAGGACTTGCCAATCTACTACAAGGGAGCATCTACCATGACAGCATCACCCGCTTTCTAAACAGTGAAACACTCACCGCCAAAGAACAATGGCAACTGATTAAACCCATGCTAAGACAGCATGAAAATGCCACACCTAATGCCATCGGCTATCTCATCTTTGACGACACCATACAGCCCAAACCGCACACAAGCGTCGACGACATCAACTGCTGGCACTACGACCACACCCAAAACAAAATGTTAAAGGCATCTGCTTAACTGTCTGTATCATCGCAAAGATATCAACATACCCTTAAGCTTTGACATCATCACCAAACCCCATGTCTTTACCGATGACAAAGGCAAGGTTAAACGTAAAAGTGATAAAACCAAAAATCAGCGACTGCTTGATATGTTTGATAGGGCAATCAAAAACCAAGTCAAATTCGACTATGTATTAGCCGATTCTTGGTTTTCAGCCAAAGCAACATTCAAGCACATCCGTAAAGCCAAAAAACATTTCATCTTTGCGTTAAAGTCAAATCGCTTGGTGGCTTTAACCGCGGATGATAGAGAAAAAGGGAACTTTGTACGTATTGATCAATCTAATCTACCCGATAATACCCCTGTTCACGGCTTTTTAAATGACTATCATGATGAAGTCTTGTTATTACGCCGAGTCTTTACAAACAAGGACGGTTCTACAGGGGTGTTATATCTATAG